AACGTCGGGTCTTTGGGCTTGCCTGCGAGAGACTGCGCGAGGAGGCTAAGGCCGACTCCAACGGCAGTTTTTAGAAGGAAAGAGCCGACAACACCGAGGCCGCCAATAAAACCGGAGACAGCCGACACCACACCGGATATCGCGGCCGCGATACCAGAAAAAATAGCCATCGATTTTCCTTGGGATGCGCGTTGCGCGCGTGAGCCGCTAGAGCGGCTTCATGAAATGTGTTTCGACAGCGCTGTAGCCGCGCCGCTCGTAGAGGCTGGAAACGTCATTGGTTGCCAGCGAAGCCATACCGGCAGAGACACAGCCGACCGAACGCGCCCATATCTCGTAAGCGTCAAGCATCTTGATAGCGCCGCGCCCACGGGCTGCCGGCGTCACGAACCAGACCGTTTCCTTGGCAATCCGGCCAGCGCCGAACGGGTGATCGAAAGCACACGCCATCAGCACGCCCTGCGCGGGATCTCCTGCGACAAGAACGCAGGCCATCGGCGAAGCCAGATGCTGCTGGAATAGCCGATCGGCATACGCCGCCTGGAACGGAAAAGTGAAGCCTGCGGCCTCGTGGCTTTCACGCAGTAGCGCCACAACGCGGTCGCGGTCCTCGCGCGTTGCGAAGCGGACGTCCATTAGAAGATTCCTAAAAACTTTTTCCGCTTCGGCTGCGTGGCGACCTTCCCCTTCTCGGAGCCCCAGAAAAACTCCCACTCCGACGACGTGTCTGCATCGGTGTAGAAAGCATCGCCAGCCTGGCGTAGAACCTGTGTGGCATGACTGCGCGTCGACGGGTTGGAGCGCGTCATTTCCTGCGTATGACTGGCACACACCATCGTCACGTTGCCTTCCTCATTCTCAGAAGGCGTGTTGATCGTGATGGTGTCGACGAAACCGACGAAACGACACTCGGCAGGCGCCACCATCTGGCGACTATCCGGATCGAACAATCCTCGGAAGATTTCGACGCGAGCCTGCCGGCAATCGTACTGACGGACTAGCGTCTGAACGTGTTCACTCACTTGCGAAAGGCGGATATTGACGTTCTGCACCGACAGATTGGCGACGAGCGGAATATCATCTATCTGCACCAGAGTGCCAGACCCATACCAGTCGCGCGTGACAGGCAAGCCCGTATCCGGATGAACCACAGCCGCAGATACGTTGCCGACGTCCGACCACATGCCATCGGTGACCGGCGCACCAGTCGCCCGGTCTCGCGCGACGAACCAGAGGAAGTCACGCGCCACCAGCTGCCGCGCCTCAAGCGCAGCAAGGTTTTCTGCTGAGATGTTTCTCATTGATTTCCCGTCGGGATCTGGCACCAAAAAGCCACCTCATGTGGCCTAGACACAGACTTAGAGTTGAGCATAATCCCGCTACCGCTGAGGGATTTCATTTCGCAATAGCGCCCGAGCATTCATACGCGCCATGAATTCAAACAACTGCGATGGGGGTCGCGTAGGGGTGATTGAAAAGTCTGTCTTGGAGTTTGAGAAAAGGTTTATGGCGGTGTCGCTCACCACGTTCGGGGCGGCATTTTTCGTAGTATGGGTTGTTCCGCTTTTTCTCGCGAAGAAGGTGATCGATTTCACTGCTTCCGACTATTGGCTGATTTGGCCAGTTAATTTGTACTACATTAGCCAGATCGAGGCCCATTTTGGGGGTCTCAACGGATGGAATACCTTCTTACTGTCCAACTACATCGCAAGTTCCCTGATGATTTGCAGATTTGTCGCCTTGCTTGTATTGGAATTGAACAGACCCAAACACACGTTCAACTGGGGAATCTCCTTCGTCCACGCAATGATTGTTCCAGTGGTGCTTATTGGCTTACTTCTTCCATTCGGCGATGGACCCAGCAGGCGCGGCCTCACGTTTTATGACAGTCCGTTTGGCAACTCGTTGACGTCTACCCTTCTCGTCGCATTCTTCTATTTCGGCGTAACCGATCCCCTTGTGAAGTTCATAAGCTGGATCAAGTTCATTGTGGTCGGCAGGCGAGAGGCGGAGATTTCATGAAGTACTTAATTGTCGCGCTATCGGCCGCGTGCCTCACTGCTTGCCAACAAGGTCCCATCGTAAAGTCAGAGCCGTTCGACTGGAAAAAAGCGGTCAACAGGAATGCCGAGCGCGCTTGCAGTGAGAAGAAGGGCACCGAGCTGTACGCGAAGTGCTTTGATCGTGAAGTTGCCAAGGGCACGCGTGAATCGAAAATGATCGCGGCGCATTTCGGGGTGAAAATTCAATGACTACCTGGTCTCAATCGCCTGAAACGTGACCGTGCCGCGACCCGTTGCCATGTCGGCAGTCGTCGAGATTGAACCAGGCACGATTGCCATGATGCAGGAAGGCGTGACCAGCGCAGCGGCGACAGGCGCCGCCACCCCCGGCCACAGATGCGGACGAACCTCAAACTGCGTCGTCACGCCACCTGCGCTTGCCGTCATAGGCTCCATAACCATGTGCAAGTCTTTGTCGCCGATCTGGATGTAATCGCCGATCGAGACCTGGTAGCCAACCGGCAGACCTGAGAGCGAGATAGCCTTGCGGTTTGATGCGATGGTTGCCACCTGCCCCACACCGGCAAAAGCGCCACCGGTTGGCCAGCTACCGTGTGGATACGCCACCGGGAAGCAGCGCGACTTCGGGAATGCGCGGAAGGTCTTGAGCCCGTTTTCCAAGCTGGTGAGCCGCGCACGCCAGTAGTCCAGTTCGTTCGGCTTCATCGAGCGAGATTGTGCCGTCATCTGCCAAAGCGGCGATCCCATGTCCTTGACGACCGTTCTACCGCCAGCTGTGCGCGACTGTTCTTGCCGCCAAAGCAGATTGAACTCGGTCGACCAGCCTGGGAACTCGTCGAAAAACGAAGCTGGGAGCGGGTATGTGATTGTCATTGTGGATTCCGCCGTTAAGTGACAGCAAAGGAACAAAGCTCGCAACCACGCATTTCCCCCGGGAGCAATCAAGCACCGGAGGAAGCCATGAAAACGCTTGCGGAAATTTTTGAGCACACGTTGCAGGACGTCTACTACGCCGAGAATGCGATCACGAAGGCATTGCCCAAGGTCGCCAAGGCAGCCAAAAGCGCCGAGCTGAAGAAGGCCGCCGAAGATCACCTCGCGGAGACGAAAGATCAAATCAAGAAGCTCGATCAGGTCTTCAAATCCATCGGAAAGAAGGCGTCAGGCGAAAAGTGCGATGCGATTGAAGGCTTAATCAAAGAAGCCGACGGTCTTATGGAAGAGGCCGAGGGAACCGCGCTCGACGCTGGACTTCTCGCTGCGTGCCAGGCAGTAGAGCACTACGAGATCGCCCGTTACGGCTCGCTTCGCGAATGGGCAAAGGATCTCGGCCATGATGAAGCGCACAAAATCCTGAGCGAAATCCTCGATCAGGAAAAGGCGACGAACAACAAGCTGACCAACCTCGCGGTCACGTCAATCAACAAGACGTCGGCTGCAAAGAAAGCCGCCTAAAGTCGGTTGCCAAGGCCTCCCGATTAGGGAGGCCTTTTTTTTGCGCGGTTGATCGGCCGATACAGCGCACGACTTTGGTGTCGGCAACGCCTTTCCGCTCGACTCCCGATTGCATCCATGCTCCTTTTCTAGCGCCAAGCCAGAAGGGGGATTTTATGTTTGCAGACATCTCATTATTGCGCCGTGAAGGAACTTCTACGGAAGAGTTTATGCGCCATCCTTGCGTCCAGGTGATGGTCTTCCCGAGGTCGAACGGTTCGGAACGATCCGAAGGTGAGTTGGTATGGGCGGCAGTGGATACCGGGGCGGATCACATTTACATAGATCCTGAACTTGCTGGTCGCCTCAATCTACCAGTTGTCGGATTAACCCATGTTAATGGGGCAGCCGGGCAACCGATTTACGAGGGGAGCCTCGCAATTGTCGGCATCAATGACCTGACAGACGTCCGATTTGTTCATAGAGAATGCCGTCCTTTAGGATTACCTTTCGATGTAGTCTTGGGACGGATTCTACTGAACCATCTGGCCTTAGAATACTCACCATCTCAACAGGTTGCCCGTCTTCGAAGGGTCGATCCACCTCAATGTTAGAACTCCCAACGCTGAGCGGGCTTGTGTAACAGCAGCCGGTAATATCGACGTTGCCGAGCACACCAGACAGCGCAGAAAGAGAATTCACCTTCACCTCGTTGAGGTACAACACTCCGTCCTGAATTATGAACGGAGCCTTTGCTGCCTGCGCGGACTTCGCAGCATAGGGGATGAATGGTGCAGCAAGCAGGGCCGCGAAGAAGCTTCGACGTTTCATATCCATCTCCTAAAACAGTTGAGGCGGCCGAAGCCGCCCTACCCCAACTTCACGTTTCGTTTTTGAGCCGATCGCACAGCCGCCTCGACGCGGCCCTGCATTTCGGCGCCCTGCTTTGCGACTACCCTCTCAAGTCGGGTCACAGCCTCAGCATCAGCCCCGCGCGCGTCAATGACAGGCGCGTAGTTGACCTTTACGGCATTGTCGTTTGCCGGGCGCAGCGACGGGATTGACGGAACCGAGATCCCGACCGGGCCGCCGTTGGCGTAGCCTTTGCGGAGCGCTTCAACTGCCCCTACTCCACCGGCCCGCGCCACATCGGCTTGCGACCACACAACCTCGCCTTTGTGCACGATGCCGGCAGGCTGGTATTTGCCGCCCGGACCAGTGAAGCCACCTTCTGAGAAAAGGCCGCCTGACAGGCCGGCGTACCGAGATGCCCCACCGCCGAAAAGACCAAGCAGTCCGCCTAGGAGCCCCCCACTGCCGCCAGCTGCACTGTTGACCTTGAAGATACTGTTCAGGACGTCGTCGAGGAGGGCATCTGCAATGCGGCTGAGCGCGCCAGCAAATGCATCCGCGGCACTCTCGCCATGGATCAGATCGTCGATAAAGCCGCGCGTTGCATCTCTCGCGACGTTGTTCCACTCATTCAGCTTCTGCTGTGCCTCTTGCGCTTTCCTAAGCGCCTCAGATTGCCGAGCATATGCAGCAGACTCCTGCTCGATCGCGGCAATCTTGTTGGGCGAAAGCGTGATGCTTTCCAAGTCTTTTTCGCCCTTCTTGCGCGCCTCTTCGCGAAGGTCAGCGAGTGCCTTTTGCTCTAGGTCAAGGGCCGTACGGCGCTTGACTTGAGCCTCATTGGACAAGCCAATAAGGTTCATTTCTTGGCGCAACGCTTCGGTTCGATCGCGAACTGCCTGAAGGTCTTCTGCGAAGCGGTCGGATGCGGTCTTTTGCGGAGTTCTCGCCCGCTTGGGTGTGCCGAAACCCCTGTTTTTGTCTGTGTCCAGATCGGACGGGCGTCGATCTGGTGTCGGGCCGTTATCCGGTAGGGGAAACTGAGTTCCTTGGATTGTGGCGTCTGCGCCGAATTGTGAATCCTGCTGGCCTGCTCCGCGCCACGTCCTCGGATCATTGATCCTGGAGGTTGCTACAGACGTTGCGTCGTTGACTTTCTGGACGCTGTCAGCGGCCGACAGCGCAGCTGCCGATAGCGTGGAAAAGTATTTGGCGAACTCAGCGAGTGCAGGAATGCCGGTGCTGTTTATCGCCGCACTGAGGGCTGACTGCACACGGTCCACATCTTCAGTCTGCGCCTTGCCTTCTTCGGCAGCCTTCGCGAAGTCATTGAATGCTGACTGGAGGTTCTTGATAACGTCAGCTTCTTCACCTGCAGACTGAAGTTGCGAGACTAGATCAGCAATGGTGGCGCGTGTGCTCTCGACCTCTTTGCGGACGTCAGCAAGCGTGTTGGTATTTACAATGTCAGCGCCCTTGGTGAGGTCGGCATTGTCCTGCGCACGCTTCAGCTGGTCGGCGTAGTCGCGTAAAGCGGGAACGGCATCGCCCCAGCGTTCGGCGACAGCAGCAATCAGCGCAGCCTGCTCTTTGAGCACTTCGGCGGACTTATCGCCCTCGCTCATTATCGTCGAAAAGTACTGAAATGCCGCTGTGCCTGCGGCGATGACGCCGATCGTTACCAGCGACAACGGAGAAATTACCGACGCAAAAGCAGCCGCAAGACCTTGGCCGACGCCCTGACCGCTATCCTTGATCTGCTGCAGAACCGCTGAAAGCTGCGTGCCCTGCTGCAAAGCAATCTGGATGGGTGACATGCCCATAGCTGCAGTGACGCCGATGTCCTGAAATTGCGCAGCGATATTAGCGGTATTCCAGCTTCCAGCACCGACCGCGCTTGTGGACCCCGCTTTAAGAGCCGCGTTGCGACCCTTAATGGCCGCGGTCGACGCAAGTGCCGCCTGTCGCTCTCTCTGAATCGCAGACGCCATCTCGTTGGCAGAAATTGCGCCGGCGGCATGGGCCTGCCGAATTTCGGCGACCGCGTTCTTATAATTCGAAATTGTTGCGAACAACGGGCTGTATTTGGCGCGGAGGCGATCAAGCTCTTTCTGCTGATCAGCGAGAACCCCGTTCCATTCTTTTGCTGCCGTCGTCCCGATGCCCACCATGCTGTTGATGCGATCCTGCATCGAGGTGGTGAGCGAGTTGTTGATCGACTTACCGGTAGCCGCAAAACGTTTCTCAATGCCGTTAGATGCCGCGCCTACGTCCGACACCAGCCGATTCAGCGCACGCTTTACGGTTGCAAGGTCGGTGCTGATTGAGATAATCAGATCATCACTGTTGTTGCCGGCCAAGTCGGTGTCCTAACGTGAAAAAGCCCGCCAATGGCGAGCCGAGAAGGATGGATATGCCCAAGTGCAAACGATGCGGGACTGACTATTATCTGGGCGGGAAGGACGGCCACTGCGTTGACTGTGAAGAAGCGGTCGCGAAAAGTGACGGCGACGCCAAAAAGCAGTCGATCATCATGACGACCTCGATTGACGTGCCCAACCGAGAAGTAGATTGCGTCATATCGATCGTCGCGTCCGAAGCTGCCCTCGGCATGAACATTTTCAAAGACGTGGCCAACAATTGGCGCGATTTCGTTGGTGGTCGGGCAAATTCATCTCAAGCCTCGCTCAAGGAGGCACGTCTCGCGTGTTTGGATGGCCTCAGGTCAGAGGCCTACGCGGTAGGAGCTGACGCCGTGATATCCGTCGACCTAGATTACAACCAACTTGCGACGGGCGGCACCGGTGGCATCCTTTTCGTCGCCGCCACGGGTACAGCGGTCAAGCTGAAGCCAGCATAATATCTTTGGGGGTACCATGAAAATAGCGATGGCAGTGGCGGCTTCAATGGCCGCAGCCCTTACGGGCTGCACCAAAATGGAGCAGTACTATCCAAACGGGCAAGTCGTCGAGATTGACGGCATCGAATTCTCAGTCTCCCCCATGGGCAACAAGGCTGGCTCCTACAAGGCGATGCCGAACAATCCAAAAGACCAGTCATTCCTGATGCTCGATCCGATGGTTTGGGTTCGGAACACTAAAGCGATCGAAAAGGCCACTGGATGCAGTGTCTACCGCGAAAGCGTGAAGAATCATGAGAACACGACCTTCGCCGCGGTCGACTGCTCAGCTAAGCCGAACCCGGCTTAGCCTAACCACCGTACTTCTTGATCAATTCATCCATTTCTTCGTCAGACGGCGGCGCCACGGACTTTTTGGCTCCGTTCGCTTCGGCCTTGCCCTTCACCGCAAGGGTGAACTCGGTCAAGCTAGACGCCCAGAATATTCCTGGTGTCCAGCCAAGGCCGCCGAATGCGATCTTTTGCCAGTCGCGCCAGGGAAACGGCTCTTCTATGCCGCCTTTTGAGCGGCTTCCCCGTTTCCCTCGTCTTCCTCATCAAAATGATGGGACAATGCCTCAGAGATCGCCTTGGCGACGGCGCCGAAGTGCTTGAGCTTCAGCGCGCCAATTGCCGCGACTTTGTCGCCACGCACGGTAAGAAGGTCAAGTGCGGCCACAGTAGCGGCCGGCTCGACGCCTGAAAGGCGAAGAAACAGATCGGACATGCTCTTGCAGGATAGGCGCGTGGACACTGCGGCAAGGCCGCCCATTTCAGCGGCCAACACGAGCGGGACTTTGCCAACCCAAAGCTCGACTTCGCCCCGCGCGCCATTCACCTCAAGCGGGAACGGCTTTTCAGTATCAGCCAAATTACACCTCCGCTACAAAAGCCAAAACGCCGGCGGCAACGAACGTGGCCGTGAATTCCATGTTACCCTCCATCTCGCCGCTGAACTCGAATTCAGAAACGAACCAAGGGCCGGTGTAAGTACCAAGACCGGGAACGATTACCTTGGCGTTGAACTTCGTGGCGTCATTGACGTGGGTCATGAACGCTGTGTTGGAGGCGCTCTTCACGAACTTGCCGGAGCCGGAGAACGTGCGGTTCTTGATGCCAGGCTCCGCAGTTTTCTGCGGCGTATTCGCTGGATTGACGCAGTCCGTAATGGTCGTGTCGACCTCATTCGCGGACATGTTGAAGCTGCGGGTCGTCAGACCACACAAATTCGAAAAAACCTCAGGGGATTCGCCGTCACCAATCTGGATGAGTAGCGTACGACCAGGCTGTTGACCGTCGGCCATTTGTAAACCTCAAAAAGTAGGGGTTGGTGGCCAATCAGGCCGGTGTCTCGACGCGCGCGACAAACTCGACGACACCGTGGGTCGTGACTTCGTCCGGGTCTTTGAAATGACGAGTGTCTTGCCGCGTGATCGATATCAATCGATGTGAGGGCAGCACTAATGGCGCTTCATCCAGAGCCTCGACGACCTCGTGAATGATTTCCTTCAGCTCCTTGAAGCCTCCGGAGTATTGCGACCAAACGTGGATCGTCACGTAGATGAGGTTCGACTTTAAACAGCCGACATCATCCCTGATGACTTGGCTTTCGCCGTATTCGACGTATGGAAACGGTGCGTTGGTAGGCGGTCTGTCATAAATTCTTTGCGCCACCTTCGCCGTCAGACCTACTCGCGCCTTCAGTCTCGCAACGATAGCGCCCTGCAACTCAAGATCTGGACTAGCCATTATTTCTTCATGGCCTCCCTCACTCCGCGCGATATGGCGTCGCTAATTTTCTTTTTTGCCTTGGCTTTCATCGATCGCCATGTCGGAAAAACATGCGGCTGCGCCCGCGTACCGGGGTGTAGCTTTGCGCCGTCAGTCTGCTTCTTGCCGAGAACAGTGCCGCCACCCTTCGCAACGTTGTGCGGCCGCGTGCCGAACTCAAGGAAGTGCCAAATCCAGGCGGCGAACACGCCAGTTGCATCCGGATCCTTACTGGCCGATGCGCCGACAAGGGCTTTTGCGCTCGGCCTGTCAGAAATCTTGCCGCCCTGTATCGAGGCAGCATAGTCGCCAGCGGTTGCGCTGTTACTGATTGGCGCCCGGTCAGAAATTCTTTCTGCTGCCTCGTTTGCAATCTGCCATTTCGCTTCTGCGGCATACTTGTTTGCGAGTGGAGCGACCTGATTGAGCTTTTTCGTCAGCGCCTCACGGCCCAGAACCTTTGCCTTGATCACGAAGCCTCCCCCTGCACCACAAGCAGCTCGATCCACTGGTTGCGCTCGTCGATGTTGACCGCAGTCCTGATTGCGTAGAGCACGCCAGATCGCTTGTTCCGCGCCCGCCACGCTGTCGTAATGGTGCGAGTGCGTTCGTTGCTCCGGACAGTCATGGTGAATGGCTGCAATCCCTGGAGCCGGCTGGCAATTACCGTCTCGCTGCCGACGCGCGGCTCAAGGCGGGCTGGCTCGACGAATTGCTCAGCAAAGCCGACCACCACGCCACCATACCCATCGTCACCCTCGACCTCAGCCTCCAAGCCGATGCGCTCACTCAGCGAGCCTGCGCCTGCCCTCTTGCGTTTTGGCATTCGGTCGATCCTTGGTGGGTTCAGCAGCCTTAGCCGCTATCGCAGCCGCTGCGCACTTGCGCGTGACGTTGTAGAGGCCAGCCTTATAGGCGATGGTGAAGCCTGGCTGGCGCCAGTCGAACGGTTCATGGAATCGGAGCCACATAGTCGTCCGCCACTGTTCGCCAGACACGCCACGGAGCCAGAAGCATCCGTACCGCTCGCGGAAGAACCGCGTCGCCCGTTGCCTTCGGGTCAGGCTCGCGCACCTCGTATAGATCGCCGGTCACGAGAAGGATCGCCGACACGATTGCGGGCGTCGCAGCAATGCCGTCGGCGGCCGTGGGTGTTTCGCCTGCGGCTACGACTTCGCGATCAAGATGCTGCGTAACAATGTTCTCAGCGGCGTCGCGATAGAGGCCGATCTCCACATCTTCATCTTCATGAAAGACACGGAGATGCTTTTTGGCGGTTTCGAGATCGACGATGGCCATATCAGGCCGCCACTACTGCGGCCGTAGGCGCGCTTGTGACAGGCACACTGCCCTTGTCATTCGTTGCCGTGACGCGGACCGTGATGGCCTTTCCAACGTCGCCAGCAACGGGAACATAGGTGGCAGCAGTAGCGCCAGAAATCGCGACGCCAGCAGCAAACCACTGCCGCGCATAAGTTGGGGAACCAGACCATGTGCCGGTTGTTGCCGTAAGCGTCTGGCCAACCTGTGCGGTGCCAGTGATGGCTGGTGCAACAGAATTCACCGGTGAGCCGATACCGTTGACGATACCGGCGCCGATATAGGACGCGACCCTTTGCTTACGAGCCTTCGTTGTCAGCATCGGGTTTGTCCTTTTTCTTCGTTGATCGAGCAGAGGAAATCGGCTCGACCGGTTCCGGAGTTTCAGGCGCATCAACGGCTTTGGCATCGTCCTCAAAAGACACCAAGCCAAGCGCTTTAAGCGCATTCGCCTCACCTCGTTCAACCGGGAAAGGCTCGCTGTCGGCGGTCTTGAGCCCCGAACCGTTATCAAACGTTTTGAGCGGCTTCACTTTGATGTAGTCGGTCATATTCGCCTCCTAGCGAAAGTGGGGTGCCAGAAGGCACCCCAGATGAATTAGGCAGGCGAAACTGCGCCGGTCACGAATGCCTCTGGGCGGTAGACAGCCAGAGCCAAACGCTCTTCGGCGCGGATCGTGAACATGTTCTTCTCGAAGTCGTCGACGTTCTCGCTGGACAGCAGCACTTCGATCTCCATGCGGTCGAAGATCTGCGCAGCGTAGGAGAACGCGCCGGTAAGGAACTGGCCAGAAGCCATCGCCTGCGTCGAAACAACCGGCAGGTTCCAAAGGGTGGGAGTGAGCGAGCCCTGGGGATTGCCGATGATGTAGTTTCCGCCGGCGTCCTTCGTCAGCTCGATCTTCGCCCAGTCGATCGGGTTCAGAACGAACGCAGTGGCCGGATACTCCGCGAGAACGACCTGCAGGACTGCGAGGCGTAGACGGTCAATGCCGGTCGCCGCCGACGGAACGAATGCCGGAGCAAACGCCGACGCCTGCGGAACCAGACCGGCGATATTCTGGCCCGTGCCAGAGCCGTTCAAAAGCTGATTTTCTTCGACGAAACGGAGACCGTAACGAGCACGGCCGTCGATGTAGGAGCGAAGCGCTGGCGCGTCGTCCAGGATCTGACGAGAGGCCTTGAACAGGTGCGCAATCGTCCGAACCGGCGCAGACGTCATGTCGAACGTAATGTCGGAATACGGCTTTGCAGTCGTTTCCGCCACCGGTGCGGCATTGTTCGTGTAGCCAGTTTCCTTGACGTACTCGACGTTGTTGGAAGCGGTCTGACCGGGAAGAATGAGATCGCGGATCGTCATCTGTCGCTCAGGAAGGCCGAAGATGCCAGGAACGCGCGCGCCTGGAACAAGCGAGGTGCCGGGAGAACGGCCGGTACCGACAGTGGTATTCGCGGTGGTGATTGCAGCGCGGTCAGCCGAAACCTTGATGGACGCACGGCTGGAGCCAGTCAGATTTCCGGCCTTGTAGGCGTCGGAATCGATAACCAACTGGCCGAGCGACTTCTGCTCTTCCTCGCCGTTTTCCTTTTCGCGGGCGGCGCGCTTTTCGAGATCGCCGAGACGAGTGGTGACATCGCCGAGTTCGGCAAGCGCCTTGTCGGTCTTTTCAGTGAGATCGGCAGAGACCTTTTCGCCAGCGGCGGTCTTGCGAGTGAATTCTGTCGCCAGTTCAGTCACATTCTCCTTGATGGAGGCGAGCGACTTCGTCAGGTCGGCGAGACCTGTTGCCATTTCATCGGACATAGGGATTCCTAAAGCTTGATTTTGAAGGATTGCGCTTCGGCCAAGGCCGTTCTCAGCGCTGCCAAAGCAGCAGCATCCGTCTCGACGTCAGGAGCCCCCTGACCATCTTTGAGGTAGAGCCGAGCGGCCCGCTCTGCCTCAGAGCCCGACAACCCCATCAGTCCCCTGATGCCGTTTTCGAACTCGCGTTTTGTGATTTGTTCGCCGGCGGACATCTTCGCGACCAGCGTCTGTGCGGACTCAGCCTTCGCAGCGTTTGCGGCCTTGATGCGCTTTACCGGCGCAGGTTCCGTGTCCGCGCCGTAGCGGGCCAAGGTCTCGTCAAGTGTGGCAACACGGTCGACCATGCCGCGGTCCATGAGGGCTTCTGCGTAAAACACGCGCCCCTGACCGTAGCCGTCCTCAACCTTGCTGACCGTCACACCGCGCCCTTCAGCAACGGCTGCAACAAACCGATTGTACGAGCGGTTCACACCGTCCTGCACATGCGCCAGCGCTTCCTTGCCGAGCGGTTCGGTCTCGTTGCCTTCGATTTTGTGCTTGCCTGCAGAAATGTAGGTGCGTTTGATGCCGCGCTGCTCAAGGGCCGCCGACAGGTCATCGTGTGCAGTGTAAACGCCGATCGACCCAGCACGTCCGGATGGCGTCACGACGATTTCGTCAGCTGACGCGGCGATCCAGTAAGCCGCGCTTGCCGCAAGGCTATTGACCTGCGCGATGATTGGCTTTTCGCCACCACGAAGCTTACGGATCTCGGTGGCTAGTTCGTCGGTGCCTGGAACCGTGCCGCCGGGGCTGTCGATGTCGAGCACGACAGCCTTGATATCCTCGTTTGAAAGCGCCTTATGCAGCGCTTTCTTAATGCCGGCATAGGAGGTGCCGCCGCTCATCGCGGAAAACAGGTCCATTTTGTCGGCCAGAACCCCATAAACCGGGATAACAGCCACGCTGCCGCTGGTTTCAGCAATTTCCTTGGCTCGTGCGTCGTCGATCGAGGCAGCGAACTCGGACGAAAACAGCTTCTCACCTTCGGCCCGCGCCACCAAAACATCAGCCAAAACGCCCAGTTTTTCGCGCTGAATAGCCCAAGGTTCGGCCAGAAAGGCCGAAATCAGGTGTTCAAACTTCATGATTTTTCCTTATGCAGCGCGTGCTGCTGGCGTTGGCGCCGGTGTTTCGGTCTTGCCGAGCGTATCAAGGCGCGTCATCGTGCCGTTCACGATGGCCTTGTTGCCGCCGTCCACTGGCGCCTTGTCTTCGTAAGAGCGAGCCTCATCGACGAGGTAGATGCCGTTCGTGACCATCTTCGACAGGAATTCTGCCCGCGCCGTGCTGTCGCCGCGCAAGAGTTCTTCCATGTTGAACTTCACCTTCGTGGTCTTCCTCGTCTTCGCGTCGAGCAAGTCACGATAAATTGCCGCTTCGATGCGCTTGAGCATCGGCCGCATGCAAGTTTTGGTGAATTGGAGGATCAGCTGCTCGATGCCGCTTCCCCAGGTCGTGGTGCCATTTGCCGCGTGACCAATCATTACGGGAGGAACGCCGAAAATGCGGCAGATCTGCTCGACGCTGTACTGCCTCGCCTCAAGGAATTGAGCATCCTTTGGGTTGATCGACATCGGATACGGCTTGAAGCCAGCCTCCAATACCGTCACCCCACCAGCCTTCTCGGCACCGGCGAATTGCGTCAGCGTGTCGGATATCTGCTTGCGCTGCTCAGGCTTCAGGATCTGATCCGAGCTAACGATAAGCGAAGAAAGCAAGCCGTTCTTGAACATGCGGCCGGCGACCTTCTCGCCCGCCAATGCACTCCCGACCGTATTGCGCACCACGCCAATCGGCGACATGCCGCGATCACAGCCAGGCAAACGGACGCCGCGGACGTGAAAGATCTTGCCTTCTGGCACTCGGCGCTTTTTGCCGTCTTCCGTCACCTCGTAGTAGCGCGTGTTCCGGCCGTCTTTCGATCGGCACACATCGACGCTCAAGGGGTGAAGGGGATTGAGCGCAACGAGGCGCTCGCCGTTCATCTTCTTTTCGGCGAAAAAGTTGCCGTCAAGCAGCAAGCACATCGCCGCCATCGACCAGAACTCTGGCGCCGTGTCGTCCATATTCGGCATGTCGTGCAGAAGCTCGTAGAGTGGAGCGTTCTTATCGACCGTCACGCCGTCCTCGCCATAAACGATGCAAGGAAGCGTACCAGCCGCGTTCTGCACGAGATTGACGCATGCCCAAACCGCATCAAGCGACAGGGCACTCTCAATCGTGACTGTCTCCCCGGACGTGGTGCCGAGGCCAAAGAAGCCTCGCCAAAACTCGCCGTCGGTGAGCTTGATAGGCCTTCCGACCCATCTCTCAAAAAAGCCCATCAGGCCTCACCACTAGGTTGCCCGTCACCAGGTGACAGAGATGATATTATTGACGAAGTCGTCTAGATTGCCGCTGTCGCCGCCCTCGTAGGTTCCGGCCATCGCCGTTGCCATTGCCAAGGCGACTGCGCCGTCGATGCGGCGTTCGCGGTTATGTTTGACGAGCTTTCGATTGCCGGCAGGATCCGCTTTGACGGTGGCATTCATCATGCACATCGTCAGTACTGGATGATCGCCGTGGGCTAGGTTGCCGTTCAGGATGATGCTTTCAAGCTCGCGGAGTGCCGGGGACATCGACTGGAAGCCCTGCCCGAACGGCTGGAAAACAGCGTCGTCACCATCAAGCTGATCGTCAGTAAAGCCAGCCTTCTGCAGCCATGGCTTCAGGTGCCTGAAATTCCAGCGGTCGAATGCGATTTTGCGGATATCCATCTCTTCGAACTGGTCGCGCAGGTAGTGCGCAACAAACTCGTAGTCGACAGTCTTGCCTGGCGCCGCTTCTAGGTGCCCGTCCTTGTGCCACACATCGTAAGGCACGCGGTCAGCCTTAGCTTTCGCGCGTATCCCGTCGCCGGGTAGCCAGAACGTCGGCTTCACGTGCCAGACGGACTTTCCGTCCTGCTCTTTCGGCGCCATGAGCACCAGAGCAGTCAAGTCGCTCACCTCAGAAAGGTCGAGCCCACCAAAGACAGGGAGACCATCAAAGTCCACAACTCGAGCGTTGCACGCTCGCCAAATAGCCGGCGACACAAACGGAGCATTGGCATCGATCCTTTGATTGAGATGGAGCCAACGGAAGCTGGCCTCCTCGGTCGGCATACGTGCCGCGCGCTCGGCGTCGTCGCGAACCGATGAAACGGACTTGAACCTACCAAGCGCAGGGTTTGCGGCATTCCACGCTTCCTCGTCGAGGACGTCGCAATCAGCCGGAGCCGTGTAGAGGTGCGAAACCGTTCGTGGTGCTTTTGATGTCTCGGCATCGTCCAGCCATCGCGAAAAGAGGTCGCCGTCAGTCGCCGCTTGCGTCGAGATAGCGAAGATCATCGCCTTGTCGCCGTAGGCGCCTTGCGACGTCACGATCGCTTCGACGAAGTCGTCGTGCGGGCCCTTGATCTGGCCGACCTCGTCGAGGATGGCGACGAGTGGCGAACCACCGTGCGCGCTCTTAGCTTCCGCAGAACTGGCCCGGTAAACGACGTTCTTGCGCAGGCCAACAATCATCTTGCCGGACGGGACGATGCGATACAGCCCTTTCAGGCGCGGCGACATCATCAGCATCTTGCTGGCGTAGTTGAAGACTTCCGCAGCCTGGTCGCGAGAACGCGCGCCCGACATGATGCGGCTGTTCGGAAATGCCTCGGGTCCAATCACGTGGCCGAGCAAAAGACAGGCGATGGTGGCGGTCTTGGAGTTCTTACGCGCAATCGAGAGGTATGCGCGAGACGTGCCCTTCGGGTTGTCGTAGACTGACAGGATGAAGGCCACTTGGAAGTCCAGCAGCCTTATCGGCTGCCCGACCAGCGCGCCTTCTGGCACGACCAAATATTCTTCGATGAAGCGGCACATTTTCTCGCCGCGGGTGAGCTCCGACGTCGGCAGTCCGCGCCAGTCGCGCAGAACCGGGATCGGGCCGCACTTGATGGCGCCGACCACGGCCTCAGAAAGCATTCACAACCTCGATTAGGCTAGGAGTTCGTCATCCACGCTCGCGCCTGCCTCGATCTCCTTGGCTTGGTCTCGCCGCTTGGCCGCGTCCCTCGCCTCGCCTTGTACGGCGCGCGCGTGCAGCGCCAGTGATCGGCGAAACGAAAGGATGGAAGAAGCGTGCATCTGGACTACGGATTTCCGTGGGTTGGCTACGGGCGTCCCTTTTTCAGTGACTGCGACCGAGCCCTCAGTGCGAAGCAGGTCTTGCTCCCTCACTAGGTCGGCCATCGTGCGGGCAAGCATCGCGGCAATTTCAAGCTGGTGCGCCGACCAATCGGCGCGGGCATATTCGGCAATGACATTCTTGAAAAATGGGACGTCGCCGTCGTCGAGCGGCACGTTTTCAGGAAACTGGATATCCTCAGAAGCCTCAGAGGCAATCCTCACGGCCTCATCAACGCTGTCGACACGGCTTTTCTTCTCAGACATGCGGAATCCCCTCGCGCACGCGCGCTTGCGCACGCGCTAGGCAAAAATCTGTGTTTGCATTTGAATTGTGTTACCCCGGCGGTCCTCGGCCGTTCGGCCCTAGACTTCCGACCCGCCCCATCAATCGCCAAACCTTCAATCATATCATGATGTTAGGTGGCCGTCAAGCTTCATTTCAAAATAAATCGAATAAAATCAATATTTTTCGAATGTTTTTTGATGCTCGACATTAATATATCGACCTAGACACCTGTTTATTTGCTCATCAACCAACCTCAACAGGATACCCATCGATCCCAATCACCACGGCCTGCTGACCTCGCTCGATGCGAGCCTTCAGCTTGTCGTGGCATGGAGCGCATAGCGATTGCAGGTTGTTCGGGTCATAGAACAAGTCAAGCTGACCGCGGTGCGGTTCAATGTGGTCACACACTATAGCTTCGGTGACATCCTCGATCGCCAAACAGAAGCGACATAGCGGTTCGGCAGCAAGCTGCGCCTCGCGCAATCGCTGCCATCGCACTGTCTTGTAGAGACGACGGTAGAGCGCAGCCTCTGCGGAGCGGCCGTAGGGTTTGGGCACTAATGCTTCCTAATCGACCCCATGAGGCAAGAGCAGCGAGTACACCTTCTAGACAAACCCATAGTACAGTGCAATTGTAAGTTTATCTACTAAAGGATCAGGGGGAACTGATGATCAGCGCTCGTATTTCTGCTTCTCTAAGCTTTGTGTTTGGCGGTCTGTTGCTTGCACCTTGGCCCGCCTTCGCACAGCTCCCAAGTCAACAGCCATGTCCTCGGGTTGATATCATCCAACTCCGTGAAGACTTCGCTGCGATTAACCTAGACGGCTATACCGTAGGCCACATTCGCGAACCAAGCATCGCAGATCAGTTTCTTCCCAATCGACCCAACGCCCGGGTGATAGCGATCAAGCCTATGTTCCCAACTGAGCCATCTGCGGCTCCGGAACCTAGGACGCCTTCGATTCCCCATTGCCCAGACGTCGTTTTTAGCACCGACAATAAAACGCTAAACCTCGGCGAGGATCTCGTAGCAAAGTTCAAGAGCTTCACGCCCACCAAAGACATTCTCGAGCGAATTAGGGAACGACAAGGATTTGTGGTTGGCCGACGCATCCAATTCGATTTTCCGCGCCAAGGAGAAATGACAGCCAGAGTGGAAAGTGGGCCCGATCGGCCGCAGCCTACCGATGGCGGTGGCGGCGGTACCGACATTCCGATTCCAGATGATCTGCCCAGACCTGGTAGGCCTGACACTAGGCCATAGGGCGGTGCTTCGTAAAACAAAAGCGGCCCGCTCAACCATTTAAGGGAACGGGCCGCACGATCACCATGCAAGCGGAGGAGAACGCGCATGGGATTGGGAAGGAACGTGCACCCGCAGATGCACGTGGTGCGCCACTGGCGCGAAGCAAGGAATGACCGGGAAGCCCCAATCTTCTCAGGAGTTACAATTTCCTGCCTTGCTGATTGGTTGCGGAGGTGAGATTCGAACTCACGGCCTTCAGGTTATGAGCCTGACGAGCTACCAGACTGCTCTACTCCACGTGATGGATACCCGCCCACCGCTGCGCGTCCACAGCGGATGCCTGTCAATTTAGGGCCAAGCTTGCAAGCAGAGGGTTGGGGCGGCGATAGTTACCCAAAGCTCAGAGGCTGCAACGAGTGCAGCATGGCGATGGGTCCGACGCATAGCGCTCGGAATGTTGTGGGGTTCGCAACTACGTTGCGCCACCCCTTCACATTACTCTCTCCGAGATCGCAGAAAGCGGCGGTTACGCTGAAAGTTTTTTCAATGTCGCCATCAGGTTGTCGTTGGCCGCGATAAGGTTCCTCTGCCCGCGCCGTTCTGCATTGCGCCTGTGACCCCTTCCTCCAACTTCAGCGAAGCTCTGTGCCTTCCTTACGGCTTCCAGCGTCACCCTATCTTCGTCCTTCAACTGATCTAGAGCATCGAACCACTCCTTGCGATCAGCCATCGCAGTGACGATGTCCTGCCACATCATTGAGCCGCCGCCAGCGCATGTGGTTTTTTGCATTCCTAGGAAGCTATCTGCGATCCTGGCTGAGCCACACGGAAGACCATCAGGGCAGCGGGTGAATGTAACCTTGGTCATGTCGGTGTTGGCGTGAGCCTTGGCTAGCTCCGATCGCGCCTCGTCCGCCGTCATCCTCACACGTGGGCCTTTGTGCTTTTTGCCGGTAAGGTATCTGGCCTTCTTCGTGTCGAGCATGTCGGCGAAGTATTGGTTGCTGTCGGTGACCTCTTGCGGATTGTCGTCTCCGCCTAACGCAACATCCACCTTGTCGCGAGATCCAAGCATGGCACCGGCCGGCATCCTTGCCGCGTATTCCTCGACGCCACCGTCGATGGTGAGACGGTACGCTTTCTCCGTCTGGGTGCCATCGCTGAACCGCAGCCGTCCGATACGTACCACCTGCCCCGCTTCGTTGCGCTCAACCTCGCCTGTTGCCACGTTCTTCATGATCTCGGCGACCGATGGGGTAACCAGCCTTTTGCGATCGTGCTTCAGGTCTTCGATTTCATCCGGATTGTTGTCGCTTGCTGGAACGACAGACCAATTGGTCTGTAGCGGCTCGGGCTGATGATCTGGTTCGGTGGTGAAGCGTCGCACCGCCGCCAACTGCTCTGCAAGTGATCCATGTCTGGCCATATCGTCTCCCCTTCGTGGTGCTGACGCTTGGTAGGCGCCGTTACTGCTGCTTGGTGTTGTCGTTATCCGCCAGCCATTCTTTCACAAGCGCCACGGCCTTGCTGGCCGCTTCTGTCGTGGATGTGAACCGCACCACCTCAACTGGATGCCCGAGCCGAGCCAGTGACGCGTGACGCGCGATCTGCGCCGGAGACAGCCGACCTTTGCCGACCTTGTTTTCGATCATCCGCAGGGTGCCGCCCTTGAGGTAGATCCGCAGGTCAGCTTCGCCAGGCGTCATGCCGGTTGCGATTGCGTCAGCCTGGGCCCGTGGCCCGCGCTTCGCGCTGTTCATGTCGCCAGCAAGCAGGAACTGGCGGCCGTACTCCGGCAACGACCGCAGGGCGCGAACCTGGGCCGCCTGCCCTTCGCTTTCCTTGATGGGTGCGTCTGCGACGGTGACTGTGCCTTTGGGCGAAGTGCGGATGACGACGCGCTTACCGTTGATGCGTGTGGTTTGCTGCATGCTGGCCTCCTCGTGGTTCGGTGTCGTGGTGGCGACACACATACTTTCCGAGAACGGGCCGAAAACGGGTAGTCAATTTGTGAAATATTTCTGGACGTGATCTCACGACAAAAAAAGCCCCGCTTTCTGCGGGGCTGTCTATCTATCCAGTTGCGTGAAGATCGGGCTTGTGTTTGCCAGCCGACGGTGGACTTGCCATGAC